TTCCGATCTTGATAATCTAAAACTAAAGCTATGCTTTCTTAAAGTGACACCTTCAAACTGCAGAGCCTGATGTGGGTTAAATACTGCACCTGTAGCCCGGTCTAGAGCTGCCCCGGCTTCAGTGCCTGATATAAGACCCCTGACAGCTAGAATAGAATTTTGTGTTTTATTTCCACCCTTAGTAAGTACATCGGCGAGTGCGCCACCTTTATCTGAAAAACTAGATATTGCTTCTTTAGTATTGCTGCCGCTAAACAATTCACCGGCGGTCTCTGGATTAAGCATACCTGCTTCTTCTAATATACCAAATATACCTAACTGCTTCTCCGAGTATGTTGCCTGAAAATTTTCTTTTAAATTAGCTGGTAATGGAAGAGATATATTAACCTCAGGCAATGTAACAACCGGCTGTATGGGGCTTTTTTGATAGCGCTCAAAGAACTTGAAGGTAATAAAATAATCAGCTAGATCTTCTGGATAAACTAGTTCCGATGGTGGTTTGACAGACTTGCTTGTAACTTCATCAGGCGTAGGGCCAGGTATTGCAGGTGGCGAGCCAAATGTATCTTTAAATTTAGAGACTGACAGAAATTTATTCACAGTATCAACTGAACCAATAGATGAAATCTTACTAGTAAGCCCGCTAAGAGAAAAACCACCTGATACCGTACTTAACGCTTTGTTAACATCACCGTTGAAAGACTCAATAGACCCGGGTGTAGACTGGCCACCGTTTGACCTGAACTGATCGTAGAAGTTTCCATTCTGTACATAATTGTTTGTGTCGATATCTGCCATAAATACTCTTATGAGTTATAAAGGTTATTTTAAGCCCGTGCACCCAGAGAAGTACAGAGGTGATCCTACTAATATTATTTATCGTAGTTCTTACGAGCTAAAGTTTATGCTTTATTTAGATAAGCACCCTAACATTATAGAATGGGCTAGCGAAGAGTTCTGCATACCGTATAGATCACCAGTAGATAATAAAATTCATCGCTATTTTCCTGACTTTTATGTGAAGAAGAAAAATATGGATGGTACTATAGAGGTTTTAGTTATAGAAATAAAACCTGCATCACAGACAAGGCCTCCTGAAGTAAAAAAGAACAATAAGTCAAGAAGGTATATACGGGAAGTAGTTACTTACGGTATTAATGAAGCTAAATGGAAAGCTGCTACTGCTTTCTGCGAAGATAGAAAGTGGAAGTTTGTTAAACTAACAGAAAAAGAGCTAGGTATAAAAAATTGAAAGGTACAGTTTTTTCAAACATCTTAAGAGATGCAAGTATAAGCGGAATCGACCCTAAAAACATCGTCGATGCAAGCACCTGGCTTAGATCTAGAGCTGCGGAAGAGAAGACAACTGATCCTAGCAGATTAATTAAATTAAATTCTGATCGCGGACGAACGGCTGTTTTGACAGGTCAAATGTATCTATTTAACTATGATGCAAAACATAAAGATACTTTACCTTATTATGACAGATACCCGCTAATATTCCCGTTTAAGAAAGTTAAGGATGGATTTTTAGGACTAAACCTTCATTACCTTCCTTATCCTTACAGAGCAATTCTAATGGATAACCTATATCCGTTGTTGAATAACGATAAAATGAATGAAACGACAAGGCTGAGGATATCATATTCTATACTCGATAGAACCTCTAAACTTAAATATTTTGCGCCTTGTGTCAAGCACTATCTAAATAAACATATCAAGTCTAGATTTATTTACATATCCCCTGATGAGTGGAACATCGCATTATTTCTACCACTTCAAAGATTTAATACTAATGTAACTAATGTCTATAGAGACTCAAAAAATATAATTAAGAGACGATAATGACAATTTCAGAACAGGTTAATGGTGTACTATCAAGAGGCAGAGATATTGCTGGTACCGTTAATGTTGTAAAGGACTTTTTGCCGCCCTCTATAAAAGGACCTTTAGAGAAGTTATTTGGCATTGATAGTAAAACCCCTTCAGGTGATAATCCAAAAAATGTTTCAAACTTCATTGCAAATCTTAATAGATTAAGAGGTGTTCAGCGAACGAGTCATTTCTATGTAAACATTCCTATGCCTCGAAAATTGTCACGTATTAGAAATGCCTCTACTAATGTAGGTACTGGTAGAAATGAAGTAAGTCTGGACGCTACAGGCGGTGGTACAGAGATGAGGGAAATAGGATTGCTATGTGAATCGTGTAGCCTACCTGGTGTATCATTAAATACTACTGAAATAAGAAGATATGGCTACGGGGTGGCAGAGAAAAAACCTTACCTACCTACCTTCACAGATCAGTCATTTACGTTTATAGGTGATAATACTGGTAAAATTCACAAATTCTTTTACAGGTGGATGAACAGTATAGTTAGATATGATGGACGCCATCGCGATAATACTGTAAGCTATGAACTTAGCCCATTTCAAGTAGAATATAAAAGAGACGAGCTTGGACCTCTTTATACTGTCGATATCCAGATAGTGATGATAGATGAAACTAATAGAAAAATTAACACACTTACACTTATGGATGCATATCCAATCTTTCTCGGTGACGTACAATTAAGCTGGGCAGAAAATGATTCTTTTGTTAGATTTCCAGTTACTTTCACCTTCTCTAACTGGAAGCTTGATGAGCTTAATGTTGCACCTCTGCTCGATAATACTCCTAAACAAAGCAGTCTTCTACAACAAATAATGAAGGTAGGATCTGCTGTACAAGTACTAGCATCAACTAGAAAGCCCACCGGTGTTGCAGATATTATTAACGTAGTAAATAACGCAAGAATTGTTTCTTCTGGACTTAATAATTTTTAATTGGAGTTTATAATGGCATTACCTAAAATTAATCATCCTATATTTGAACTAACATTACCATCAACAAAAGATAAGCTTAAATTTAGACCTTTCCTAGTTAAAGAAGAAAAGGTTCTTTTAATAGCACAATCAAGTGAAGATTCTAACCAGGTGCTTAACGCAGTTAAGCAAGTACTTAATAATTGTATTATTAGTGATACAGTCTCAGTTGATGATTTTACTACATTTGATTTAGAGTATATTTTCTTGAAGATAAGATCTAAATCAGTTAATAACATTATAGAACTAGCATATAGAGACACTGAAGATAATAAGAGGTATGAGTTTGAAATTAACTTGGACGAAATAGAAGTTAAAGAAGATCCGGAACATACTAAAACTATTAAAGCCGATGATAGTCTTACTTTAATTATGAGATATCCTAGATCTGATCTAGCAAAGCTTTTATTAGAAGTTGAAGAAGAATACGATGTATTCTTTAAAATTCTTACTTATTGTCTGGATAAGGTAATATTAGATGGTCAAGAGTTTAGTGCTGTTGATTCAACAGAGCAAGAACTAGAAGAATTTATTCAATCACTAGATGTTAATACATTTAAAAAAATTCAAGAGTTTTTTAATACCATGCCAAGACTTTATCATGAACTAAAGTATGTTAATAGTCTTGGTAATGAAAGAACAATTAAGCTAACGAGTTTGAGTGATTTTTTTACGCTGGGCTGAGTCATAATACCTTAGCTAACTATTATCAGTTAATTTTTAGCTTGGCTCAGTATCATAAATGGTCAATAACTGAAATAGAAGACTTAATACCATTTGAGCGGGATCTTTATGTTGATATGCTAAGAGAATACTTAGAAAGAGAACAGGAAAGGTTAAGACAGCAATCAAATGGCAGATAGTAAAGCAGCATCAGTTAAAAACATTGCTTCTATGAAGAAGAGTATTACCATGGGTGCTGCTAAGGAAAAGCAGCACGCTAACTCTACAGCTCAAGTAATAGAAAAAAGTTCTGCAGTGATAAAAATAGAACTTAAGAAGCTTAAAGAGAACATAATTTCACTTTTATTTCCTGCCCCGTCCCCAGAACAAACTCCGGAGCAAAAGCCAGGTATTGGCGATACTATTAAAGCTGCAGGCGAATCAACTGCTCAAGCGGGACTAAGTATTGCTAAACTTGCACTATTAATTCCTT